AAGGCCGCCCAGGCTTTCAGTACAGGGGTGAGAGAGCCTTTTGTAATAGATCATCTTTGATAAGGAGGTCCACCATGGAACCCATGCAGCACAAGACTTTCGAAGCCGAGCTCAAGGAGTTCGATGAGAAAGACCTTACCGTGACCCACTTCATTTCCACCGAGCGCCGGGACCGCGGTGGCGATATTCTCCTGGCCGATGGGATGGTTATGGAAGGCCGGCCGGTTGTACTTCACACCCATGGATATGGCCCTATGGGTCAGGAGCCGATCGCGAAGCCTCTATCAATCGGGAAGGGCGACTTCAAGGGGCGCAAGGGAATCACCGCCAAGACCCAGTTCTTCCCCGATGAGACCGGGAAGCGTCTCTTCGCCAAGACCACCCATGGCTTCATGCCGAGTTGGTCGATCGGATGGCGCCCTATCAAGTGGGAGATGCAGAGGGACAACGACACCGGGGAGGATACGCGATTGGTGAAAAAGTGGGAGCTGCTTGAATACAGCCTCGTGGGAGTCCCCATGCAGCCAGACGCGCAGACGATCGACGGCGGAAAGGGCCAGGGGAATATCATGTTCAAGATGCTACCCGCCGAAGAGGAGCAGCACGGCGAGATTGCGGGCTGGCAGAAGGAGGACGGCAGCTGGGAAGAGAAACCGTATCCCAACGAGCATGCCTGCCGGATCCAGGACCCGAAGAAGTATGCCCGCATCCGCCGGCAGAACGACAAGTTCGGCAAGGGCATTCACGCGATATGGGGGATCCCGAAGGATGGCGGCACGGAGCTTCAGGCCCTCCGGTTTTCTAAAAGCAATTTCTCCGCCGAGGAAGCCAAGAAGTGGGCCAAGGACCACGACTACACCTGCAAGCCCTTTGAGGCGGCCAGCGGGAAGTCGGACAATTCGCTCTGTGATATCGACACTGGCGATGGAAAAGGAAAAGGAAAGAACTCCTGCAAGTGCGATAGCTGCGGCCACGTCGTAGACTGGACAAATAACTGCCATGGGATGACGTGTATCAAGTGCAATAAGGGGACGCTGAAGACAATCAAAAAGGATGTGGATTCCGAGACCAAGCAGAAGGCTGCTATCCCCTACCAAAAAACGAAGTTGGCCTCGGAGGGTGACCCCTGGAATGGCATCGAAGAATCTAAGAAGGCCAAAGTCGAATGTCTTAAGGAGATGGCGGTATGGTTCGATCACAAGAACCCCGAGAAGAGATCTTCCTATAAGGGCATCCACCACAAGGGCGACCATGCCGAGCATGCCTGCTCCTGGAAGGCGGTCCGGGCCCTGGCCTCCAACCTCATGAACGCCCGCGGAGGGATTCACATTCCCAACGCCGACCTGAAGCTCGCCCGCGCTCATTGTGAGGCCCACTATGCGGATTTCGGTAAGGGAGATCCGCCCTGGAAGAAGAAAGAGGGGCTGTTATTTATTCAGATCATGGAAGAAGTGGCCAAACAAAAACCAAAGGAAGGAGAAAACTTCACTCTGGACTATGTGGCCATTGAAGAGAAGAAGTATCAGGTTAAAACGCCCGATGATATTTTCTCCCTGGCCAAGAGCATGATTCCGGAAGCGGCCGACTTCTTCGACCCCGCCTACAAGCAGGACGACTGGAACAATGGCGGAGCAGACGGCGAGCCGAACCTCAGTCTTACGGACAACGAGTCCGTGGACATCCAGATGGTCGACGGCGATGAGATCAGGAAGAACAACCGGGACGTTGACTTCACCATGGGCGGCCATCACTATGTCTACCCCGAGCTGGTCCCCGAGGAGAACCGGATCATCATTGATAGCCGGATGAAGGACGACGACATCCTGGCCACGAAGTGCCATGAGTTCATCGAGCGCGAGCTGATGAAATATTACGGTATGGAGTACAACCCCGCCCATGAGATCGCCAACATCGGGGAGGGGGGCGTTCGGCATATCCTCGCCGACGAAGAGGACGGGGGACACGCCGGCAACGGCAATGATCATCGGCACTATCACCAGCATGGCGGGGATCATTCCCATAATCGATCGGGGAGCATTACTTCCCATGACTGGGAAAAGGACGCAGTTTTCATGACAGCGGAAATATCAAAAGAGGCTATCGCGGAGATCTCCGACGTGGCTCAGAAGAAGGACTTCAAAGCCCTCGAGGAGATCGCTAAAAAATACGGCCTGACCCTTATCAGAATCCCGTCCGAGAGAGAGCAGCCGGGGCCGGACGGGAAGGTTAAGCAGGCCGCAACCCTCCCGGAAAAGGTTGAGGTGTTCAGCAGCGGGGCCAAGGAGAAAGAGGCCCTGGAGAAAATGTCCAGGGATCTTTCCGCCCAAGTGACGGCGATGGTCCAGCGGCTCAACGAGGACACCGGAAAGGCTGCCAAAGAGTACATCGACAAGCTGAAGGGCAGGGTGAACTAGCGGAATCATCATAACAATCTAACATCAAAAGGCAAGCCTCCGGGCCGATCACCCGGGGGCGGAATAAATCCGGGAAGAGGGGCAGTGTGGTGCCACACCATCATGCTGCCCCTTTTCTCTTGCCCCCCACAAGGAGGGAACCATGGAACTTGAGATCAAAAAGAAGGAAGACGGCTCGTTTTCCATCGACACGGCCAAGCTCGAGGAGTCGATCAAGACCGGCCAGATCGAGGCCATCAAGGGGCAGATCCAGTCCGCCCTGCAAGTCGAGAAGCAGAACATATTCCCCGACGGGGATGACAGGTTCTTCAAACGGGGAGAGTCGCTGATCGACACAAGCTTTTTCTACGACAAGAAGGGTTTTTCCACGCCCCGGGGCCAGTTGAGCGGCTCCCAGATGGGGGCCCGGCTGCGCGCCAGCGGCGGCCCCTTCGTCACCCTATCCCCCGCGATGGAGAAGTTCGCAGATTGCTGCCGAGCGGGATTTGACCCCAACAAGATGCTTGGGAGAGGAATCAACATCGGCGATTACAACAAGGAAATCTTGGAATGGAACAAAAAGGACACCATGAGCGGGCTGACCACCACGGACGCTGGCGCCCTGGTCCCGATCGAGTTCCTTGCCACCGTGATCGAGTTCGCCATCGGCCAGTCCCAGATCCTCCCGAGGCTGTGGAGAATACCGATGGGCGGACATACCCTCAGGATCCCGCAGCTCACCCAGTCCGCGGGGAGTTACTTCGGGGGAATCATCCTCTATCACCCGGATGAACTGGCTTCCAAGACCCTTACGGAGCCGGCCTTCACATACAAGGAGTTCACGGCGAAGGAACTCATCGGACTGATCGCCCTGTCCGATAGCCTGATCCAGGACAGCAGCATCAACATCATCAACTACATCACCGGGGTTTTTGTGCGTGCCTTCCAGTGGCAGCAGGAGAAGGAAGTCATCTCCGGCACCGGCCTCAACAATCAGATGACCGGGATCCTGAGCGACAGCTCCATCAACTCAGTCGCCCGCAAGACTCACGGAACCGTCACCTACGACGACATGATCAACCTGGAGTCGGCCCTGGATGAGAACTTTCAGGATCTCACCTACCTGACCAGAAGGGCCACCTTCAATGCCGTCCGGCTGCAGAAGGCGACCACGAACCAGCCGGTGTGGACCTATTTGTACCCGCTGCCGGGGCAGGGGTCCCAGTTCAACGAATATCCGGTGTTCAAGACCCGGAACCTCCCCGCCATGGGGACCACCGGGGATGTCATCCTGGGCGACTTGGGGTTCTATATCTGGACCGTGCGTCAGGACATGGCGATCGACCTGAGCAGGGACCGGTATTTTGAATACAACGCCACCGCCGTCAGGTTCGTGATGCGCGTCGATGGCAAGCCCGGAGTCAGCATCGCCTTCGCGGTTCTGAAGAGCACGCCGCAGTCGTAGGATTTAAACGATACTCCTGGGACGCTTCTTTCTCCCCATAGCCCGGGTCCCCTGGCGGCAGTTTCATACCAGGGGCAAAACAAACGAGGAGATCTAACCGTCGCTCCCCGCGCGGGAGCGTGGATTGAAATAAATATGAACGAACAAGACATAAAAGACATGGTGACAACCGACGACGGCACGATGGCCAAGGTCCAAATGCTCAAAGAGCCATTCCGCACGGGTGAGCCGATCCGCTACCTTCCGATCGATGAGGCGCTGAGAATGGAAGCCTCGGGGGATGGGAAGATCGTCAGAAAAAGCAATACAGAAAGTTACGAAACCACGCCGGAAGGATTGGTTGTGGTCAAAAACATCCACCAGAGTCTGATTGAGTCCTATGGCCCGTATTCGACCTATGGCCTGGCCACGGCCGAGGCTGGGGAGCGGGAGGGCAAGTGGCGGATCAGGCGCAAGGGCGAGGATCCGGCAGCCTACGATACCCGCATGATGACTCCCCGCATATTCAAAGCTTTAGGAAGGGCCGATGTCTATGGCCCTGACCATCAGGAGTACGACACGAAGGGCATAAAAAAAAAGACCGTGGCCTGGATAGAGGATAACTTCATCCGCGGCGGGGCCGAGATTTCCTCCGAGTTTGTGCGCTACGTGGGTACCCAATTGGGATTCCAGATCGAAATCATAACTCAGGGCAGCAGCGATGAAGCCATGAAAATTATCTTTTCCCGAAGCGATCTTGTCATCATAAGCAACATCTGGGGCTTCAGCCAGCTCCAGATGAGGGCCTTGCTGGAGGCCATCTATTCCGACGGGTTGCCCTATGTCAAATACGAGCACGATCACCGCGAGCTTGACCGGCCGGAGTTTTCCCGCAGGCTCTATGAAAATGCGGCAATGAACGTTTTTCTGTCCCCCATCCACATGAAAAACCATGAGGACAGGCTAGGCATCGACTTGTCGCAAAATAGTGTATGTCTGCCGTTGGCGATCGATGCGGACTTTTATCGACCGGTGCAAAATGTGGAAAGGAAAAAGGGAGCGGCATTGGTATGTAACATGCGGCATTTCAAATCCTGGACGAAGTTGCAAAACTATATTGATCAGCATCCCGAGATCAAATTTACAATTCTTTCAAATAATGGAAACCTGAATTCACGGCCTATGGTTGCGCCCGAGAAGATGCCGGAAGTCTATTCCGAGCATGAATTTCTGGTTCATCTCTTGGATGGATGGGGAGCCGGGGAGCGGGTGGTATTTGAGGCCGCACTTTGCGGCTGCCGAATCGTGGCCAATGATCATGTCGGCCATATGTCCTGGGGCCGGGATTTGGCGGACGATGCGGGGCTTAGGGAATGGCTCAAGCAGGCCCCATA